TCCTCATCCTTGCCAGGAAGGACGCGAACAACATTTGTACCTTCATTAATCTGAAGGAAGTTGGAGAGGAAATCAGTATTAGCGTTCCCTCCTCCAGGGTTGCTGAGTTCAGCGTGTTTTGCCCGAAGGGCATCAAGATCAATAGCCATGTTAGAACCTCCTATGGTTAGTTGTGGCAGTTAGTATATTATAGTCGTAGTTTGGGAAATTTTTAGATTATCTGTATAAATTTGTCTCGGCGCGACGATTGGATGATAGCTGTACCAGCATATCTTTCTTATGCTCCAATGACGAAACCAAACCTTTTAGTAGCGTGTATTTAAACTGTGCGTCATTTACCGCTTTACTATATACATGAAAAGTGTCTCTAGATTCAACAAAATCATCCAAATCTTTAGCAGTTTGTTTCACCGAAGAAGACTCTTTTTTCTCCTTTCTGGTGAGTGCGGTATATTGCGTTAAAGTGAGATTTGCGTCATCAAGCTTTTGCTTGGAAATAGATAAAAGACCTTGGTAGTAAGAATAGACTGATGCTTGGCGAGCCATCTCTGTGTCAATTTCAAGCTCATTGAATAGTGTTACACTATCCGCAATATCAACATAATTATCCCATGTAAGATCGTCAAATACTTCTAGTAAACTTTGAGATTTATTCATAGTAATAGCTCCTTGGCTAGTTCTGGGTTGAGGCGAGTAAACATTAGTATCGCTCTGGACATTGTTATAGTAAGCTTCTCATTAGAAGCCCAAATAAATTCCTCATTTTCTTCTTCACCCTCTCCTCCCATGCCACAAAGCTCTAGAAAAGCATGGCATACTTCATGGAAAAGCGTTTCACGCGCAGGGGCATCCTCAATCTTCTCTTCTATGTGGATTTCATAGTTGTCAAAATCGCAGGTCCCCCAGCAGTTAGTTTTACCAGACTTCAGGCCTTTTTTGATAATAATGCTAAAGTCTGCCCACCCAACATTTACTGTTTGTAAGGTGGGGTTAGCTTTAATTTTCTCAAACAAATGAGAATTACTCTTCGTCGGTGTCATATTCCTCCCCTTCACTCATTCTCAAAACATGGTAATCAATATTCATAGGCACGGTAAATCTGGGTCGGCCATTTCTAGACTTAACCACATAAGCTCTCATTCGACCCTCATCGAACTCTTGCTCACTTTGGTTTAGTGAGACAGCAAAATCACAGGTACGGATTTTACCATAAGAGTCTCCTAGCTCCGCATCGGTAATAACTTTTACCGCTCGTCCTTGCCTGTTAGTCTGAGTGGCAGTCCACAAAAGAACTCGGGTTTCCATAGCTAATCCCCGTAGTTCCTCCGCAATCCGTTGCTGCGCCTGATACTCATGCTGATTCTCACGCACAGGACGCAGCAACTCCAAGTAATCCACAATAATAACATCAGGAGTAAAATCTTCATAGTTCTTAAGTTGAACCAATAAAGCCCTCAACCCATTTACATTAGCTGTGCCTGTGGGAAACTCTTTAATTACTAACCTACTCTCAGGGAAGTTACTTTGGAAAATACTTAGCCTTTCGCTCACTTTAAGCTGGGCCGAACCATCCTTTAAGTGGCCTTGAGGGATAAGAGATACCACAGAATCGAAGCGTTGAGCAATTTTATCCTCAGACATCTCCAACGAAACATACAACACCTTGCGACCCTCAATCATGCTTTGAACAGCTTGATTAACTAACCAGAGTGATTTCCCTACCCCAGGAGGAGCAATCACCATAGCAAGTTCCTTTTCACCCAACCCACCTTCTAGGGAGTGATTAAGAGAGGGGAGCAAAGTTTTGTATTTATCTTTCGCTTCCGCATTGTAGGTTCGATCCCACCGATCATTAATATCGGAAAAATACTTCTGTCCCACATCAACACTTCGACTAACAGTAAGTGCCTTGCGTACCAGAGTCTCAGTCTCTTCCATTCGGTCTTCTTTAATGAGAAGAAGGGATTGCTTTATCGCATCCTTCATAGCCTCGCGTTTAGCAAAGGTCTCAATCAGGTCAAGATAATAATCTTCTCCTTCTATCGCTGAAGTGTCTAAACGATTAATGTATTGAAGTTCGTCGCTATAATCATGAAGGGATTCCCTCTCGGATTTGTTAGACTTAACCTCTTGGAGAATAAAATCATCACTAGGGAGCCTTTTATACTTCTCATAGTGATCCCTAACAAGGGTGTATATCTTACTGTGAGAAGGGAACTCAAAATACTCAGGTTTTACTAAGTTTACGATCTGAAGATAGAAATCTCGATCCGACTTCAAAAGGTAAAGGATACCTCTTTGAATGTTTTCACTAAATTGATACATGAAGGTTATTGGGGCTTGGTTTTCTCGTAAGGGTTCATTCCTGCTTTATCATAGGTGTGAGCAGTCAATTTTCGGGATGCTTCCAGCTTATCTTTCACTTCATTCTCACTTAATTTCCTAGCTCCCACCTCTTCAACATATGCAGGGGTCATCTCGTACTTACCGTAATGTTGCCAGCCAGTTTTCATTCTTTCTTCGCAGCCTCGTTGAAGTTCCAGGTTCACTACATCAGAACCTCCTGTTTTGTTAAAGCCCGTATTCTTATTAACACCACTCCAACCCGCTCCCTTGAAGTGAATAGGAACATTTCTACCTGCCCAATGCTGACTACACTCCGCTTCACACTCGGGACACGGGGTTTTCTTTTCCATTTTGGCGAATGGAAAATCACACTCCCAAATAAGTTGACATTCTTTACAGGAATATTCGTAGATAGCCATTAGCACTCCCCTCCTGTCAAGGAACATACATCCCCAGACTGTACGGAGGCACTCTTATCCTTTTTCATATACTTATCAACATTTGTTTGCGTCAAAGAGATAGCTTCTAGAGGCTCGTTGCCCTTAGAGCCAGCGCGATAAACTGTAAGACCTTTGAGGTACGGAGCATAATCCAACGCTGCTTGAGAGAACTCCTCAGGTTCTGTACCCGCTGGGAGATTGATGGTTTTGGAGATGCATGAATCCATGTACTTTTGGACCGTAGCTTGTACCTTGATATGATCTTCGGGGACCACATCATACGCTCCGACGAAGTTATCCAACGGGACTCCCTTTTCGTAGAATTCTTTGAAGAGGGGGTCAACAACTAATTGCTCCTTCCAAACATTTGCTTGACGATACCTACGGTTATACATAGCAGCAAATATTGGCTCAATACCACTTGAGACACCGTGAAGCATGGAAATGGTTCCGCATGGAGGGATGGTGAGCATAACGGCATTCCTAATACCATGACGCTTAATAAGCATCCTAATACGAGCAGGTAATGTTTTAGCGTAATCTTCATTTAAATATTTTTTGTAGTCGAACTCTGGGAAGGGGCTCTTGTCCCTTGCGAGATAGATAGACATCTTGTATGCCTCATCTCGTATGGTAGAGAATAATCTGTCTAAAAACTCCAAACACTTCTCATTACCGTACCTAATCCCCAGTTTAATAAGCATATAATGTAACCCTGTAACGCCCAGGCCGATTCTACGGGAGCGTTCTCCAACTCTCTTGCAGGTGTCCGTAGGAAACTTATTGACCGTAAGAACATTATCTAGGAATCTAATTCCTGTACGAACTGTACGAGCCAATCTTTTCCAATCAAGATCGCTCCCATCATCAAGCACCATATTGCTGAGATTAATATTACCGAGGCAGCAATTTCCATAGGATGGGAGTGAGATTTCCCCGCAAGGATTGGTTGAATCAAGGCTTTCAAAATACGAAACATTAGTATATTTATTAGCCAGATCTATGTTATAAATGCCAGGATCTCCAGATTCTACAGAGTTTTTCCAAATCATATCCCATAAGTCCCTGGCCTTAATGTCTTTACGACCTAATCCCGTAAATGAATCTTTCCAATCTTTTTTGTAAAAGTTGTTGGCTCTCTCTAATGCATCTTCTTCGTCTTGGGCGATAACCCTTATAACCTCATCCCCACTAACGGAACTGGTTCGGACCATCTCATAGGAGTGATACTCTTTATTGTTAAAAGAAAAGTACCAATCCTCTTCCAATTCCACTGCTTCTAAGAATCGGTCTGTAATAGCAACAGAGATGTTGAAGTTATTAAGTTGTCCTTGATCTAATTTAACAGAGAGGAACTCAAGCAGATCAGGATGAGTAATATTAAGAATGCCCATGAGAGCAGTTCTACGATTTTTACCAGCACGAACATGTTCACCTACCTCATTAATCATTTGCAGTACAGACACCGCTCCTGGGGCTGAGTTCTTTACCGTTCCGATGTGATCCCCACGGGGACGGATCTTTGAAACATTAAATCCTACGCCTCCACCTGCACAGGAGATCCTATACATGTCCTGTACAGTTTTTCCAATGGAATCCACACTGTCTTCTGGAATAATAACATAGCAATTAAGCAGATTATGATTCCCACGGTTGCGACCAGCACCGTAAATAATTCTACCCCCCGGAATAAGGTCCCCAGAACCGATGGCATCGTAAAACATCTTCTCAACTTTTTCTTTATTTTCATCTGTTTCTGCCGAGGCAATTGTCTTTGCGATTACCTTAGCCCTCTCCCCCCATTTGGTTTCGCCTGGGTAAGCGTACCGTGCTTCAAAAATTTCTTGTCCGAGCGAGTTTAAATTTGCTAGTGCCATTATTATTCCTTAATCTGTGAAGTTCCTTCCGTTTTTATAATAGTGATTCGTTTGGAAGAATCCAAAAGAGTTTTTAAATGCTTATTATGGGTGATAATGAACACGGTTTTATCTTTTTTAATTTCTTGCAAGAGTTGGTAAAGCCCGTGTACCCCGCTTTCATCTATATTCTCTGCCACTTCGTCAAAAAATAACAAATCTATATGGGATTTATCAGTTAATAGCAAAAGATCTTTCAATGCCAGCGTAACAGCGAGGTTGATTTTCCTCTTCTCTCCACCTGACATGGATATATACGAAAGCAGTCTTCCTTTTGTTACAATTTTTTCTACTAATTCCTGATCAAATTCTACAGAGTATTTAGAATTCGTTAAGTATGACAAGTAATAATTACACCGCTCATTAAAATACTCTAAAATATTATTAATTATATACTTAACGACCCCATGCTCAGAAAAAGCTCTCTCCCAAAATCGCATCACCTCGTACTGGAGTTTGAAGTCCTCCTTTTCCTTTTGTGCTTCCCCGATGGAGTCCTTTAATTCTGCTTTTATGGTTTCATAGTTTGTTTCGTCTCTGCATAACTCTTTATAGCCTAGAACTTTAGAGAATTCGCTAGAAGAAATAGGTAGTGACACACTACTGGTTGATAAGGTTTCTATAGTCTGCTTTTCTCTTGCAATACCTTCTTCTATTTTTTCCTGCTCTAGAAGAAGATCATCCTTTACCCAAGCCTTTCTAAACTTATATGGTTGCCCACACTTATCACAAATCTTCTTACCGTGAGGGTTGTCTAGTTTATACTTGATGCCTTGTTGTTGGTCTTGTAACTCGCTTATATTTCTTTTAGAATCCACAAGTAGTGCGCTCAACTGCCGCTCTTTCTTTTCAGCCCCCAAAACATCATCTAAACTCAGACTTAAAACTTCAGATCCGTACTTGCTAAACTTCTTCTTGGCTGCAGTAGTCTCCTCGATCTTATTCTCAATTTTTTGTATATTTGTTAAGGTCTCCGAAATAATCGCGTCCTTTTGCTTCATGTTTTGATAGTAGGTGGACTTGAAACCTTTAATCTTATCCCTCATCTCAAACAAATCATCAAGGTTTAGGAAATTTCTAATGATTGTTCTCTTATCATCAGCAGTGCAGTCTAGAAAATTTAAATCATTAGACTGTCCGAAAAACATAGAAGCTAAGAGCACTTTATGGTTTAATTTTAAGACTGCATCTATGACCTGCTGGGTAGCAGCCACAGACTCTTGTGTATGAGGCTCATCTCCCACAAAGAATTGTAGCTTCGTTGGTTTCTTTTGTCTTACAATCTTGAACGACTGCTCATTGTGGACCAACTGAATCTCAACAACACACTTCTTCTTTTTTTGGTTGTTTACTAGAGTATCTTCGGTACTTTTTCTAATGGTCTTCCCTGTTAGCCCGAAGTAAACAGCCTCAATGAGCGCACTCTTGCCTGACCCATTGGAGCCTCCAGTATCCTCATTAACCCCCTTAATAAGTGTGAGACCGCTATAGTTTCCTAGATTTAATTCTACATTTATAAAAGAATAAAAATTTTGAACCTTAATTTTTTCAATTTTCATCCTTAAGTCTCCTATACCCACTCATCAAAATTTCCTTTGAAATAGTTGAGTTAGCTGCTTCCACATAATCATCTATAATCATCTCATTAATGGTAAACAGGTCTCGCTCTGGGTGATAAGAGGATAAATTTTCCTCGTTAAAAATGGGCTCGTACTTTACATCTAAATGAGGCACTTGTAATTTCTCATATGGAATGGGGTAATGGTCTGGTCCAACTATAACCCTTAACATTGTAAACCAATTAGGATCATTAATATACTCTAAATTACTCTCTAAATCCTTGGCAGCATAAATAAGGTGACGAGGCCCGTGAGTTAGTGGTTTAAAGGTTACTCTAGTCCCCTCCAGAATAGCATAGTAACTTTGCTTATTAACTTCCCCAAAGTTGGTAGTGTATGGTGTCCCTAGAACAGTTACGTTTTTCTTTTGAACAAATCCATGCACATGACCCAGGAAACTCCGATTGCCAAAGTCGCTAAGGCGAAGATCGAAGTCAGCGTCACCAGCGGAATTAAGAGCACCCCTATAACCAAAGTGACCAAAAACCACATAGTCTTTTGGAACATTTTTAAGATCTTTTTTAATGCGTTCTTCATTTTCGTAGTGTGGTATGAAAGCTCGTTTAGTTTTATGATCGAACCAAGTGTGTGTTATTATCTTTGCGTGATAATCAAACAAGCTGAGGGAGGTTACCCCATCATCAGCCTTAGTTTCACTATCATGATTCCCTCTTATAATAGTAATGGGAACTTCGTGTCGCTGACATAAATCAACTACCTCTTTAATGGCGAGGAGCACACTAGGAGAAGGCTTCCTATGTGTCATCAGGTCCCCCATGATTATTACCTCATCATACTTCTCGGCAATTAAAAGATTATAAATCGCAAGCTGCTGTGCTTTTAATAAACCTTTAGGTTTATCTGAAAAATGAAGGTCTGTTATTAAAAGTGTTTGTGTCATAGGATAGGAACTCCATTATTAAAGCTAACCTCTTTACCTTCCCCGAAAGATATTCCAACCTCCGCATCAATCTTCATAGGCACATCGAAATGAATGTTAAACTTCTCCTTCATAAAAGGATAATTCACCAACTCATCGTACAGAATCTCCAAACACTTACTTAAATCTTCCTCCTTACATACCACTTCGATACTGTCATGGACAGTAGCTACTGGGTAGGCTTGGATACCTTCCTCTCTGAGCCTTCTGTGAGCCCCTAAGAGCCCACATAAAAGAATGTCCGAGGCAGTAGACTGGATAGTGAAGTTAAGCCCTTGACGGAGCGCACGATTGACCACCTTAAAATCTTTAGAGTCTACATCAGGAAGGTTCCTCCTCCTTCCAAAGATAGTATAAGCATACTTATTAGTCTTAATATAATTATTCACGAACTCCATGTACTCAAAAATACCAGGGTACACCCTCTGATAGTTCTTAATGATTTGTTCTGCTCGTTTCATGGAGATCCCAGTGGTTTCTGCGAGGTTGAAAGGTCCTCCTCCATATACAATTAAGAAGGACACAGTTTTAGCGATCTGCCTCTCAGACTTAGTAATGTTCTGCTTGTTGAAGAGGAGTCGAGCCGTGTAGGTATGCAAATCAGCACCTTCATTAAAAGCTTTTTGCATATTCCCCTCCTTAGCGATGTGGGCTAGAACCCTTAGCTCCATCGCTGCGTAGTCTATAGTAATAAACTTATACCCTTTAGGTGAAACAAACAGGCTGCGAATATTATTCTTCGTTTCTCGGGGAAGCGTATGAAAAGATACCCCCATCGCTTTTTTAGCAGAATAAGCAGCACAAGAGAGGCGACCTGTTGCAGTCCCATCAAACCTGTAATCTACAAAGACCTTAGGCTGTTCATTATACTCAATCGCATTGGTCGTACCTTTAATATAAGTCTTCTCCAGTTTTTGAGACTTTCGCAGGTCTAACAAACTCTTGATAAACTTTTGCGAATTTCTTAGCTCTTCTGTAGATTTTCCTGCGAGGACGGACTCACTAATTTTCTTTCCCTCATCACGATGATTCCATTTAGACACGCTTCTTCAACTCCTCTTCAATTTGAGACAGTAGTAACTTTAAGGTAGGTGCAGACACAGAAGGTGTGCCTTTCGCTGTTCGGTCGGGAGGGTATAACTCAAAAGCGGTTTCCCGTGTATATAAAATCTCAATCAAATCATTATTTGAGGATAGATTATCTTCTGATTGAACTTCGTCAAAGGAGTATAGCAAATCTTCTTCATGAATATTCATATGTCTTAGTTGCTTGCCTACTACCTGAAGCTGATCTTCAGAGACTTCCATTCCTCGATGCTCCATTTCCACAAACATAGGAAGGGCAGGCATAATTAATTCCGTTAGGATTGGACCCATCCTCATCTCCTTTAACTTATCAAAAATCAGATCAAAAATCTTAAGAGTGAAATAAGAATCAGCAGCATTACCTTCTAGGCAATCAGACAAACTCATGTTTGCCCAATCAAAAGTTTTAGGGTTGTTTACAGTCAGCATGGCTATATATGATAGGAGAAAACATGAGAAATTTAGCTTTTATATTGGTCTTAGTGTGCCTAGCAAGCTGCTCTACTATTAAACACGCAGTAGGAGGGGCTTTAGGAGGGGGAGCGGTTGCGGCTTTTGTTCCAGAACCTGCGGCTGTAGCAGCAGGGGCAGCAGGGGGCGTGATGGTATCAGAGATGATCTTTCCCACAACGAGCCCCGCAGCAATTGTAGGGCAGGTAGCTGGGGCAGGACCTGTTCAAGGAACTACCGCATCTACCCTACATGAGACAGGGGGTTTGATTAAGACCCTAGGGTACTGGTACTTAGTCCTCTTTGTATTCCTCCCCCTCTTCACTAAGAAGGGTAGGACTTGGTTTAAGAAGTTTGGAGCCATCCATAACACGGTATCCCAAGAAGAGATTGATGCACGGGACGGGGAGCAAGATGTTAGGCTCTCTGCTTTAGAAGAAATACTTAAAGATTCTCCAACTCATCAGAAAAGTAAAGCTTAACCAAATCCATCAAACCTTTGGGAGCAGTCTCATTAAGAAAATGGTGCATTATTTTAGTGTCCCATACATTCTTAACAGCAATACCATGCTCTAAAAGAAACTTCATATCAAACTTGGCGTTATGAAAGACCTTTTTATTCCTGGGGTTCTCTAGGATCTTACGAAGGATACTCCATACCTTACCATAGTGTGGCATCCCCTTTCTAAACGGGCTGTCCTTATGATCTAAGGGGATAGCCCAATTAGTTTCTTGGGAGGAGATAGCAATCGTTTGAATCTTATCAGTTAAGAAATTAAGCCCAGTCGTTTCAATATCTACTGCGACTGTCTCCTCCGAATCCTTTAACATCTCCCCCAATACTTCCACATCTTTGATCTCTGTGAGGACTTTGTACTCGAAGTTTCCTTGGTTTGTTTTCCCAAGGACATACTTTTCATACGCATTTCGGATGTCCGTTTCGAACAAGTACCTGTGACGAGGCTCTTTAAGGACAGCATAAGGGTGATAAATAGGGACAACAATACAAGTGTGCCCAGAATCAGTAACATATTCATAAGAATTTCCTCTCTTGTCCATGATACCGCTCTTCTTTACTAACATTTTCATAGACAAATTACCACAAGCATAAACAAGGCGCGGCTTCACCTTCTCAATAGTCGCAGTCAAGTGCTTTCTACATAGATTCATATTAGCAGGAATCATATCTCCCTCTTTCACTGAAGGACACTTAACGGACGCTGTGTATTGGGACTTGCCTGGGTAGAACTCCTCAAGAAGCTCACGCTCTTTCTTAGAGAAGGGAGACATTTTCCCATACCTATGCCTAAAGGAGTCAGCGACAAAGAGAACATCTCCTTGCCGAAGAGACTCGTAATCCATGTAGGAGTATTCGGGCTTACTTTGTGCAAGAATAGAACACCCCTCACATAACTCATTAGAACATAAGGGGTTAAGCCCTGAATATAAATTATCTAACTCTCTCATCTCTCTATAATATACTATGAGTAAAAATTATTATATAAATAACAAAAGGTTTGAAGAATTGATTCCCTTATACCTTCAAGAAAATGAAAAATATGAAGAGGAATTGATGGAGCTTTTTGATTTATTAATAACAAACATTATTGAGAGCTTCAAATTCAATATCGAAAAAGATGATGCGAAGCAGGAATGTTTTTTACTTATTCTCAAAACTCTAAAAAACTTCAACCCTAATAGAGGAAGCGCATTTAATTATTTCACAACAGTAATTGTAAACAACTTAAAGCTTCTCTATACTAAAAATAAGAAGTACGAAAAAAAAATAGAAGAGTACTCCGAATTGAAAGGAAACTATAAACCTAAGCCTTTATAAACCAAAGGTAAATAATCTTCCGATCTCACCTTGTCTCTCCCAAGCTTAAGCAGATGCGGTAGCTTAGTAGTGTTAAAGATAACAAACGCATGAGGCATCGTAAAGCTGTTAACTATATAAAGCTTCTTGTCTTCGTCTAGTGCGGTCGCCTTGATTGTGTCAACCAAGTCATTACACCACTGATCCCACAAAGAGACGAAAAGGATAGAAACGTGCTGTCCCGTGCGCTTCTGAGCTTTAAGAATCTTATTTAGCTCATTCTCACTTTGGAGAAAGACAGGATTATACATTACTCAAGTACTTCAACTGAGCCGCTACTATCCTCAACCCCTGTGAGCTTTCCAGCATCATCAAAGGTGAACCCTGACGCTTCATAATCTTCTCGATTCTCTTCCATGTGAGTAATGAGGTTATTGGTAAGCTGCTCCTCTAGGGAACGGATACCTGCGAAAAAGATAGATCGCGTGAAGTCTTCCATGCTAATTTCATGAGGCTTAACGCTGTTAGAGAAATTTGAAAAGGCTTCTGCCTCTTCTTTGTTTAGTTTAATTTGGAATTTCATTCGTCCTTTACTCCTATAGGTAACTTTTATTTGCCACTTATCTAACTTGAAAGTGAACTTAGCCTTCTTTTCTTCGGTCATTCTAACTATTATAGTACGAGGTTAACAAACATGAAAGATAATTACGATTTATCTCCGCTTAAAGGAAAGCCCAAACGCAAGAACAGCAGGGCTAAGGGCAGCACTTTTGAACGCAAGATCGCCAGCACACTTAATGATAGATTCAATACCACAGAATTTTCAAGAAGTCCTGGATCAGGAGCATTCGCCACCACCCACACTCTCCCAGAGCACCTAAAAATTTATGGGGATTTAATCACACCAACAAATTTTAAATACTGTATCGAATGTAAAAAAGGATACAATAATCAAAACTTATATAGTTTATATAATTATAGCTCAGACTTCTGGGGATTTATAAACCAATGTGAAAAAGATTCAAGCAAGTGTGATAAGATTCCAATGATAATATTTAAACAGGATAGACAACCTACTTTAGCAATAGTACCTAACTATGTACAAACAAATAAGTTCCAGACATACATAGAAATATATAAAGAAGAACCTCCTATGTCTAAAAGTTCATACAGGATATATAAATTTGATGAACTCTTAGAAGATCACGATAGTTTATGGTTTCATTAACTGATTGAGAAGCATCTGCTGTCCTTTGAGGAACTCTAAGAGCAGGTCATCTGAATGTTGAAGAGTACCTTCTTCTATCTTATTGCCAGTACCCTTACCACCTGAAATTTCAAAGTTACCTCGCTCTGCTGAGATTTCCATACGAGATTTTCCTTTGTTAGCACCTTTAGTATACAAAACTTTGTAGGTGTTTCCTTTACGCACCAAGTCATACTCACCGCTCTTGACCCCACCTATACAACCCATAATTTCAGCGTTATTTAACCCAAAGGTTTGAACATCATCATCCAGCATTCGTCCTACCTTGCCCGTCTCCTCGGTTGAACCAGCCCCAAGATGAAGCCTGCTTAAGAGATAGTCTTGAGCATCCCCCGTAATCTTACCTTTTTTTGAATTCTTCTCTATGTTATCACCTAATTCAATTTGCCACAACTCATTCCCTATGGCAGTAGCCTGATACGCATCACCTCTATATTTCTCAGGCAAACCCTTTGGCTGTTTTTTATTTTGAATGTGTCGTAAAGCACCTTCATACCTCAACTTAGCATCTCCCTTTAGCTTGGAAACGCCCCCTTTATTCGTAGCCCACTGAGATAATAAGGATTTTCTATCCTTCAGAGTGATAGCCTTCCCATCACCCCACTTATCTTCCTTCATATTTAACCCTGTGCGTATCTTTTCCACAGCTTTATCCATAGTTTGAGAGAACTTACACGCTGCCTCATCACTTACTCCACAATTTCGCATCCTACGCTCATGAAGCTTAATAAAATCAACAGAGCTACCTTTTTCGTCGCTTGTATTCAGGTCATTGGAGCAAGGTTTGTTTCCTTTATCAAAAAGCTTACTCATCCTATTATTAGAGGATTGACCGTAACCCTTCGTAGATCTTAGATTATCTAAGGTTTTAATCTCAACTCCCACATAACACTTCTGACCCTGGGATTTATCTTCTGGGTCTCTATCCATCTTTTGAGTTAGATCATCCATCCCCACCCCTAAATTTTCCTGATCATCATTTTCAGAGCAGTCGCCCAAAGCATAGTGATTCCGCTGTTCATCACTCAACAAGCTATCATAATGAGCCTTTACCTTCTCACAATCCTTTGCATCATAGTTAACCCCTACATCTACCTTAGCCCCTAGGGCTGTCGAATCAGTCTGACCTTCTTGTTGGACATTCTCAGGGATGAGATCCTTCCCAAATAATTGGTAATCAAAATGTCGATTAGCAAAAGCGCATAATACTAACCCAGGTCCAACGTCCTGCCCAGCTTTAGTTAAAAATTCCTTAAGAACTTTATCATCCATACCTTTATCAGCAAAGAACTGTCCCAACGCTTGAACATAGTTGATATTTGCCACATCTGTATCACTCTTAGCTAATACATCTCCTAACATAGCATCTACACCTAACTTAAACATGTCTCGGATTTCAGTTAAGGTAGATTTTCCACCCTTTTTCTTCTTAGCAGCATCTAAAAGTCTCGTAACTTCCTTTTTAGCAGTGCTCATCACTTTTCCTCTACCCTTTTTATCACCCTTAGTTCCTACGAGGTTTTTAGCTAGATTCATCATGGTTACACTTAGACCAACGATTACCTCCGCTGCCGTTCCACGCATAGCTCTATTAGTTTTCCCCGTCACCACCCTTGCCTGCGACTCCACTAGAGGAATCTTACCTTCAGTTGCTCCGTCCCACTCCTCATTATATTTTTCAGCGGCTGCATTAAGTTGATCTACTGTATTTCTTAAAACATCTGTCTCCGAAGAAGATTCCTGCTTGTAGAAGACATAATACTCCCCAAACTTTACCCCTGAGTCGGTAGTAGCAAGCTGAGGATTGAGTCTTCGTAATTCATTAGCTAACTGTTCTCCTTCGGGAGTATTTATGTCAATATTTCCTCCTTGATCCTTAAAAGATTGAAAGACTCTCCCCAACGACTCCAAGGCTCTCCCTGCCTCAACCTTGGAGGCATTACACTTTGCTATATCCTCCTCTGACTCTCCATCACAAGGAGTACTCATCATCTGTTGAACTACCTCCTCTGGTTTGTCCCCCCCGAACCCCGTTATCGTAGAACCTTTAGCGAGGATATTTACAACAGATTTAGCAGCGCGACCCTTCTTAACCTTTAGCCCTGGGAACATAGCGGGATCAAAAACCTCTTCATCTTTCCCAGCCCCTTTAGCTGTGAGGTTAGTCCAAGCCTCTGCTGCCTTGTTTAGCACCTGTCTTACTGCGGGGTCTTCGGGGTCTTCGGGCCTCTCGTTATCATCAGTTGATTTCTCCGCTGAACCACCTTCTCCACTTCTAAGTTGATCTATAATGTTTTTCCCAGTCTGATTCAGTTGCTCATAAGGTACTAATACACCACCCTTCACAAGCCTATCTGCGTTCTGTCCCAATGTACCTGTTACAGACTTAGCATCGGGCACTGCGACCTCACCATTTTTACCCTTTTCACCCATTGGATTAAATAATCCAATGGAACTAGTCACTTTGTTCTGGTTTTCAGAGGTATGCCCGTTAGCTCCAGCTAATAAAAAAGTAAGAAGCTCCGCGTCCCCCATCCCCTCACCTTCCTGCTCATTAATAGTTAACTTAAGCTTCCGCTTTTTAAGAAGCTTGTAACTATCTAAAAGTGCGTAATAATAATCCATGTGTTATATTATAGAAGGAAAAAGCCCAACCCAGATAGGCTCTAGGCTGGGCTATAGGTCATAAAATTAGTTTATTTAGATGCCAGTTGTGGCGGGGATGCTAGTGTCAGCATCAGCCTGCTCCATGAAATCATAACGGAAGGACATTTCGATAGTATGGAAATCGTTTGTGCTATAGTTAAACTCCGCAGTCTTCCAACTAGTGGGGTATACACCAAACATTCTTGTCTCCATAATGGGTTGTCCTTGAGCATCTAACTGTGTAAGAATTAGTTTAAGAGCTTTGAAGCCTCCTCCATTACCATTAAACTTACCTGTTACAGGGTTATAAATACTCGCAAACCAACGCCAAAGCTGATTAGCTACATGAGGATCATATAAGTTATCAAAGGTAACTGAAATTTCTTCTGGAGATCCCTTTCCAGGATAGAAAACTTTATCATTAACACGATGAACTTCGATAGCTTCTGTGCTAAACCCAACATTACTTACTTGCTTTGCTGCTAAAGTAAGTTTGTCTTGACCTGGATCAATGAGATCAGGAGGTAGCTCAAAGTGAAGTTCAAACTGATATGTTCTTACTGAATCGAGGCCCTCTGAGATTACAGGTAAACCATTACCTAGACTTTCTCTCTTGCCTGACTCATCATTAGTTACAAAGTATGCATCATAGGTTGCCATTTATATTCTCCTTAAAGTGATCCTAAATTAGCGGATTGATTGGTTAGGTTAAGCTCAAAGATAACAATCTCTGCCGTCTTAGTAGGCTTAATAAGGACTTTACACCACATTTCATTTCTATCTACGCGAATGGGTGTGTTAACTGTTTCATCGCAGACACATTTAAACTCTGTGATACCTCTCCTTCTAGAGATTTCATCAAGCATAGGATTAACAAGCTGCTCAACCCTCTGCCAAGTGAACTTATCATTTGGCTCAAAGACAAGCCTTTGAGTAGAAGCAAGGAGGGCTTTCTTAATGTAAATCATCATGCGACGAATATTAATCCTATCCAAGGCTGTAGGATCTCTTTGGGCTGTGCGCTGTCCGAAGATTGCGATTCCTCTTTGGGGGAAGTTAACAATGGGATTGATAACATTTCCACCAGAGTACATTGAATCTCTATCACCCTGATTAAGAGAAACTTCAACATCGGTAGGCTTACTTAAAAGACCTCTAACGAAACCCGCAGGTGCAAACCAAGGATCAGCAACTGCATCCGTAACGCCCATCTGCCTAGCTCCAAAAATCTCAGGAGCGAGCCAACGGTCTTTGTTATCCCATACAGAGAACACCTTCAACCAAGGCCAGTAAATAGCAGCGTAAGAGTTATTAATTGCAGCAGTTCTAGTTCCACCAAAACCATTTGTCCAATCAATAGCATCCCCAGGGGTCCCTACTGCATAAGGAGGAGAGATAAGTGCTATAAAGTTTTGGGTTTTCTCGGCTTTAGTAATGAGAGCATTTTGCACATTCTGAAGGTCACCTACTCCTGTTCCTGGTGCTAAAGCGATTGAGATATTAAGAACATCATCGTCTAGAGCCTCAATACCCGTCTTGCCACCATCGGATTGAGTTGCACCTATAATTGCTGTCGCGACGCTAGTATCGTCAGCGGGAATACCGTTAGTACCTCCTGAAAGATTATAAGTTCCTTGGACTAGCTTAATAAAGCGAGGGTTAACTTCTGTTACCCCCTCACCACCGTTACCACCAGAGTCTCCATTCAAGTCTACAGCCCCTCCAACTAAATCCTTAGCATAGGACTCAAATCGAGGTAATGAAGTAGTAGTAATATCCACATAGGTTCCTGTTACAACATTCCCTGTGATATAGTCTGAAGTTTTTCCATCATAAGTAGTACCTATTTGATTTTCTATAAAGGCAGTACCTGAAGTTAATCCTCCAATAAAGGACTCAGCAGCAGTACCTAAGTTGTTAACTTGAGCAGCCACAGTAGCACCACCATTTATATTCACCTCAAAAGACACGCCACTAGTGGTTCCATCTGCTTTAGTTCCCGCATTATATCCTCCCCCAGGCCAAAGGCTTTGAGCAAGATAACCAGCACTAGAGGGATCAATAGAAGTACCAGAAGCTGTTGTAGTATTGGCTCCCTGTGTAACACTGCTCTCCGCTCCAAGATAGTTTAATGTTTTTATAGCATTCACTCCTACCCAGGCATCATCATCATTTTGAAGTTCCATCTTAACTTCTAAAGTTGCAAACTGACCCGCTGCTAATCCTACAATATAACCCGAAGTGGTGGACTCATTATTATTTGCATTAGCAAAGAAGCCTACCGTATCAGCATTTAGTGAACCTCCAATAACTTGGGACATAGCGGCAACAGAAGTACCGCCATTTGTGGAGGAAAGACTTAAAGTATTTTTTGGAATAGTATAAACTTTAGTATCTCTAATCTTATTACGGCTGTTATCATACCCAGTAATTGTAAAGCGAACTCCACTTACTGTTGCGTCAGCAAGACCAATCCCAGGCATAACTGAAGGGGTAAGGTCAACCCACACCGCAGGACACCCACCAATAGTAGCAACACCCGAAGCTTCGACAGCCCCTGAAGCACACCGCACAAAACGCATGGAGTTAGTACCTCCATTAAGAATTTCTAAAGCACCCTCAAGGGCTTGACCTTTAATATCCTCAGAAGGCTCTCCAAAAGTATCAATTAATTGTTGCTGGCTTGTGATGAGGGTAGCTTTTTCATGACTAACCCCTGCAATTGGGCCTCGACCAGCGAAGCCAACAATACCCACTACGGATGAGTTTATAGATGCAGGGTAATCCGAAATATCTTTCTCGACTACATATACACCAGGACTAACGAAATTTGCCATTTATTATATTCTCCTATGCGTTACTAACTACAATCAATCTGCGTTGTTGATACCTTGTTACATATTCTGTTAAGTAACTTGATGGTATTTGTATACTACTACTTGGGGTAAGATAAAAATGCCTAATCCCCTTAGGGGTGTTAAGAGGGATCGACCAACTCTGTAAACTTGTGTTTGTTATTATCTTCATATTTATTCCCTACTATTATGTACCACTACGAGCCTATTTTTTATCCCAAAAAATAGTAAACGCCTTAGAATACTTGTGCATCTACATTAAATTCTTCAATTTCGCCAGTAGATGTTATTAAAAATTTTGGATTGGGGATATAACCCTCTACCGTAATATCAAAGGATCTCCTCAAAATCCTCTCCTGTCTATCCCCCACATCCACACTCGATCTATCCATTTCATTTTGAATATAACTTTGAGCAACATTAGTATATGGATTTTCAATAACTAAGTGAGGATTAAATAGCAACCTAATTTGTTCAATAATTTGATCTAGATTAGATTTATACTTAGCCCATACATTAATAGAATATTGAATATCCACAGCACGGGGAGCTAGACTCAATAAACGGAAGGCTCGTTTTTTATTATCACTCCAATAAGTCTCATTAATTAAAACAGGGGAATTACGCCTCCTATTATCAGCATTAACGGAAGCACTTTGGCTGATGGATAGGATGGGAAGGATAATATTAGTCTCTTCCTTGAGCTTGGAGATGGTTCTCTCAGGGTTAGCATGAACACACTTCACAGAAACGACCTTATCTTCTGAATTTATATACCCTAAAGTACCCAGCTTAGAAATTAAAAACCTTAAGGTATCTTTATAGAAAAAAGAAATCTTATTTTCTACGTTACTCAATTGTAATATTTTATTTCTTGCCCAGACTGAGGGATCTTCAGGCTTCGCATAAGTAGGAAAGGCTCCGCTGAGACTAGTGGTAGTCATATTAGTTACATATTTATGCGTCATACTGCTCCTCCCAACTATCTAATCCCCCTGGTCGAGGAAGGTCTCCTGTAGTTTTAGTTAAGGGAGCGTCCTGAACATCTGGAGAATCACGAAGAAGTTTAGCAGCACATACTAAGTGATAGACACCGTATATCTCAAAGCTATCTTCTTGAACCTCAAAAATCTCGTACTTCTGATTTTGAAACCTAGGTTGAACCACATCTCCTGCCTTTATAGGACCTCCAATCTTCTGCTCTATATAACTTTTATTAAAAGTAAAGACCTGATCGTTGGTCAACTCAATCCCAAACTCACTTAAGTTTTCTTCTAATACAGTGGGGTCATAATGCCCGTACACTACTACTGGGAGTTTAGATATAGGTTTGTTGCGTTCTTCCATGTACACCTCATCATATTCAGAATCTGATTGTAGGTATCTAAAATAAAGCAACTCGGAGCCTGAGATCTTAATCATCTCATCATCAATTAAATTAAATAGATTAATATCAGGATTTGTAAGATCAAAAAAGTTTAACTCCCCTGTAGAATCCTCTATAGTAGGAAGAGGGGGAGGTGTATTACTTATCTTATAATTTTTATTATCTTTACCCATTATTAATAACAAGAGAACCTAGGGGGCTCCTCAAACTCATCTAACAATCTTTTAAGAAGTACTTCTTTTTCTTTGTCTGCCTCTCGTACTAAAGCTTCTCCGTTAAGTTTTGCTCCTCCTCCTGGAGAGGGAACCGTAGCATATTTACCCCTAATTTGACCCAAGGTTCCCTTAGCACAAGCTAAAGCGTACTGCTGTATCCAATTTCTGTATGCAGGATGCATAGTATCTGAGTCTAATGCTCGGTAAACAACGATTACTGTCTGAGGAGTTACCACTGGCTTAGGATAGATGACCAATTGATTATTATTAATTACATCAAACGCACCTTCCTGTCCTAAAATCTTTCTAGTCATCTCTAAGTTTTGTTGAAGTAGATAAAAATCACCTACCCCAAAGTTCTGGAAGAGATAATTGTCTTGAAAGTATTTAATAAAAAAGTCAAATTCTAATGTCCCTGCTGACTGCTGAATTGATAGCAGAGTCTTTTTGTATACCACATACTCTAGATTATCTAAAATATAAGTGGGGAGGGTATAGATATTATAACCAGCCGAAGCATCGAAAGTAACCATGTTGGTAGCAAAGAGAGGAGCATGATGATACATCACCCCAACTGCCTCATCCACACAAGTTTTCAACTGGAAGGGTGTCAACTCTACTCTCACCACAGGATGACCTAATCGAGCCAGAATAAAATCCTTAATAGTTTCTTCAAAATGGGTCCACTCAACTCCATCTTGGATGGTGGTAGCATTTAATTTATCAGCTTTAATAGTACCTTTGGTCTCTCCTGTGTCAACAGGCTTTCCCCCATACGCAGTAAAACTATTTCCCCATGCTGCTAGTGTCGGTGTTAGTGGCATCTACTTTGTTCTCCTTTTTTTTAACAACCTTTTTCTTTGGAGAGGTGGGCATCACCGCTGCAAAATGAGAGGAAGGAAGACCTGCACCTTCTATTAATTCCCCAGGAGCCACTGAAACTAAAGCATCATTTATTAGTAGCACTGCTGGGATCTTCCCTGTATATTTATATTTCACGATATAACCTCTACAGTATATAGAGATAAAAGAAGAGCCAGGAAGATTATTTCCTGGCTCTTCTTGTTACTTAGCTATCTTCTACCTAAATGGTATTCACGCCACCAGTTTGATCGGCTTTGTATCCAGGCTGGAAGAGGAAGTCGGCAGTTGCACCAACCAATCGAACAATCCTGTAGAACTTCGACTCAGGAGTAACAGCAGCCTTACCGTAGCGGGTAAGGATACCTTTCCTGGGCTGGAAGGTCTGAGGATCGGTGATGGTGGGAAGCTGCTGGAGGGGGATGTATGGGCAGTAAACATAACCCGCATCCATAGGACCACTACCCTTGTAACCAATCATGATTTCATCAAGAGGATACATAGGATCAATATAGAGGTCATACTTACCTGCAAACTTACCACGGTACTCAATCTTGTTGCCATTCATGTTGGTGGGACTATCTTTCGATTGCATCCCGCCTTCAAGTTTAGCAGCAGACTCAAGCATAGTAGCGATAAGAGGTGAGGTAACAATCCAGTTACCAGGACCACGGAAAGTCGTGCGATAAATATCGTTAGCAGCGAAGTTGATCATAGCAAGAAGGTTTGCATAGATGTGACCAACATGCTGAGGAGCGAACTTACCTGTGGGGGTCATGAATTGACCAGATAGATCTAGGAGGTACACATTACTGTTAGTACCTGCATCATTACCTGCTCCCACATTTGCGAAATCATAAAGATAAGCAGAAGGGGTGAAGGTATCGGTGTTATTACCGAATGCAGTACCTTGACCAGGGGCCGTAGCCGTATTAAGACCAGTACTACCGAAGTTATTGGAGTTAGCCATGTCAAGAGAAGCACGGTTCCAACCACTGACACCACTAGGATCGTAAGCAATCATACGAAGATCTTCGATAAGCTCACGGTCGATCTCAAGGGTAAGTTCCTTTGAGAGAAGATCAGTAAGCTCACCTTCAAGATCAAGGTTATGATAGGCACGAAGATCTTGAGCAGCCTCAAGAGTCCAGAGAGCCCTCATCTTGCGTGTACGGGCAACAACAGGTTGCTGCTCGATATGCATGTTGATCTCAGGAATCTCGTTACCACTAAGAGCTTCACCAGCGGAGACGCTATAACCAAGAATGGTTGAAGCATCAGGCCAAGAAGCAATTTGACCACCCATGGTGGTGCTTGGTACACCTGAAGTGTTGTTGAAGACATCGGAGAAGTTAACCGAGTTACCTGTAGCATCAACATTAGCACCAGAGAAGTTGGCACTTGCTGTCTGACCACGATAGGTTAGGTTATACTTGCTGTATACAGTCTGGTCTTCACCCCATGCGCCAGCAACACGATCATTGCCGAGGTAGAAGATTTGTGAAACGGGACCACCCATAGGCTGAACACCTACGATGCTGTTTGCGATTAACTGTGGATAAACACGACGAACAAGGGGGAATGCGAACTTCTGGAAAGTGCCAAGTTTACCAACAGAAGTTGGTGCATCAGCCTCATCAATCCGATCAGTCTGTTCTGCAAGAATTGCTTTAGCTTGGTTTTCAAGAAGCTGTGCAGTTACAGAGCGAGTATACTCGTTATTAATTCCCTCAAGTACAGGTGACCACTTTGTTAGAATTTCTGAATTTTCTGGTAACATATTTGGATTCCTTACTTAAGATTGTGAGGCATAAATTTCATAACCTCAGGGGTTAAGAAGCTATTAGCTTCTGTTTTCGAGGGTTCAACACTAGCGTCAACATCCTCAGCGATTACAACGGCTTGCTCTGAAGACTTAAAAGGAGCCTCTTGGGATTCCTCTAAAGTTTCTACAGCACCGATTAAAAGTTGATTATCTTCTTCAAGTTTCTCAACTTTTGTAGAAAGAGTTTTGGCAAGAAGTTCTAATTTTTCGCTCTCTTCATAAGATCGGCGTAACTCTTCAGTTAAAATATCTACTTCTTCTTCGAACTCTGTCTGCTCTTTCATAAGTTCAGAGATGGCATGATCCTCATCCTCTTCCCTCATTTCTACAGCCATAAGAGTTTTAATAGATTCGAATAAGTTAGCATTCCTAACAAAAGTCTCATCTTGTTGTAACTCTATCATGGCTTGTTCTTTTAGCTCATCAACACGAAGGCGTAAAAAACCCTTCACTTTGGCTTCTAAAGCACGGGTTTTCTCTTCCACTTGTTCAGTGATTACCGTGTTAACTAGGTTTGCAATTTCCCCAATAGCAGCTTCGCTGAGTCCTTCAGGAAGGAGTTCTGCGATGGGTAAAACTTGCTCTGATTCTTTATTTGACATAACTTTAATCTCCGTGGTTATAAATATGTATGGATTAACTACTTACATAGTTAAAAATTTTTATTTTTTGTTTAGTTTATTTTTTAACATGGTAAGGAAGACACGCTCGGACAATGCTTTATCATAAGCAGTCTTAACAGTCTCTTCAATAAACTTAGAGTCAGTAGACTCATTAACTAAGCCTGGAAAGGCTCCTTTAGTAGAAGGATCAGCAACTAAATCAAAAGTTACTAACTTAAAGTCTGGATTTACTACCGCATGACCTTCAGGCCCTTCCTTTAAACTTCCCATCCCTCTAGAAGAGATACCTAACTTAACTCCTCCTCTAATTAGAGCTTGAGCAACTTGGCCTGCGGGAGTGTTCAATATTTCTGCTTCCCCTATCATCTCATTCCCATTCATTTTAAGGTTAGTAATAAGATGAGAAACATTTTGCAATTTTATAGCATCATGACTAGGGTGATCTAATTCTCCCATAAGTCTACGCTCATGAATAGAGTCTCCTAATCTATCCATCTCTCTCAACAAAAGTTTACGCTCATAAATTCTATTGTTGTGATTAGGGGTGTTGGCTCTTTGAAAAATACCTTGGATTTTCATAGTACCAGAAGCTTTAGACTCCTCTAAAACTTGTAAATTTTCAATTATAAAAGTATCACTTAGAAACATTAATCATCTCCTGCAGTCTTCTTTTTAGCAGTCTTCTTTTTAGAGTTAGCTATTTTATTTTTAGCTCCAGGCCCATAAAGGCGACTCATTCTTTTACTTCCTCGTCCATGCTTAATTCTAGTACGAGCAGCGTGAGCTTTTACACTTTTAAACTCAGACCCAGGTGTGGAGCTTCCTGGTGTGAATCCTTTTGCAATTGTTCCAGAGCTTTTTGCTCCCCAACTAGCTTTAGATAAAACATAAAGCCTATCAGAGCCATCAGTACTAATAATATCTCCAGGTTGTCCCTTACTTCGGGCTTGCTTTAATGTATCGTAAATTCGGGCTCTTGCTTTCTTAGCGGTAACACTGCCTCCCTTTCCCTTTGCTCCCTCTTTAGAAGCATACTTCTTCCTCCCTTTTTTAGATCCACGACCCTTCTCGGTACGGGATTCCAAGAGATCAAAAAGTGTTATCATGATTTTCTGGCTCGCTTTCGCAAAATTTTAGATAAAGCATCCTCCATCGAATCATCATCTTTAGAAACTTTTTTTTGAGAGGAAGCAGCAGGGGCTCCAATCCCCGCACCTACCGCAGTAACCTCTGTTAACACCTGCTTAACCTCACTTAAGAGAGTCTTAACTTCTTCAATCAAAGAACGAAGCTCGGAGGTATCCTGAACCTCTTTAACAACCACAGGAACTGCTTCCTCTTCTACCTCAGGAGCCTTACCCTCTGTAACAACCCCACTGATAAAGGAAGTAGGAACCACAATATTTGAAATATCAGGGGTATTAGCAAAGCTCTCAGGGATATCCTGATTATTAACAGGAAGAGGCATAGCCACAGGAGCATTACCTCTATCTTGTGCTAAAATATTAGCAGCAAAATCACCTATATTATTATTATCCATGATTTAGCAGTCAGCTTTTTTAGTCTTAGCCTTTATTTTATCCATGAAGTCTTTCTTACCTTTTTTGGTCTTAGACTTATCGCCTTTGCGATCTCCACCATCCTCATAGTCTTTCGCTTCGGGATCATCCTTGTCTTTGCCTTTGTCTCCCTTGCTTTCTCCATCGTCTTTTTTCTTTTCCTGCATCTCGTCTACTTCTTCAGCTTCTTCATTAAGAGACTCAATAATTTCAGAAATCATTTCAAGATGCTCAAGGAGTTGCTCTTCGGTGAGATCTTCAGCTAGAACTGACTCACAAAGTGGGCAACTATGAACCTCAGCCTCTTCAACGACTTCCGCTTTTCCCTCTTCAACGACTTCTGTGGTAGCGTCTTCTTCTACTGGAAACTTAACTCCAGCAGCATCCCATGCCGCACCTTCAAAAAGGGAGGCAATATAATTTTCATTTACTTTAATGTGGTCAGTCATAATTATTCCTATTTTAATGAGGGAAATTCCCTCTTATATATCTAGAGGGGTTACGACCCACTCTACAACTTTTTTTATTTTTTGTTAACCGTCTGCAAACACTGTACTTTGGAGTACGGGACCCACCACCGCAAGGCAAGCATAAGGATCTCCATCTCTAGCTACGCCCTTATTATCAGCAAACACCGTTTCAGACGCTGTAAGAACATTAGTGCTGTGGGAGCAGCAATTTGAACCGCAAGGGTAGGAGTGTGTATCATTATCATCGCCCAAACAATGCACCCCTGTACCCTCTATAAATACAGTTTCAGACATACCCACTGTAGTAGTGGTAACACTACATGGAGCCTCATTAGTAGTTACCTGGTCTACCCCACCTCCTCTTGCTATTAAAGGCATTATATTGACCCTGCAGGGAAGTAATTAGGATTCAACTCTGGCACTGTATTAAATAATCTCTGAGGAGCTAAAGTGTCTCCTGTTAATCGTTCTGCAGTTAAGTAACTGAAATCCAAATCAGTATTCAGAGGAGAGGTTAAAGTAATTTGATTGAGTGCTCCACTTATAACTTGAGAACGCACAGATTCAGGAATCCTAGTTAAGTACTCGCTAATCTGTGAGCGGTCCATGAAGGAGAATACATCAAGCTGAGTGAGCTTCTTTACTCCAGCTACATCTAAATCATAATTAGCGTCAATCAGATCAATAGTATTTAAAACTTTTCCCAATGGAGTTTCTGTAGTCTTAGGCTTTACTCCATCATAATATACTTTAGTTTCTAAGGAAGTATCTTCATACCCTTTGCCATATCTATTTGCAAAAACATCTGCTTGTCCACATAGATTTAAATTATCTTCCTTATGAACAGCTTTCGCATAATCTTCTACATAAATTGAAGGAATAGGATTTAGGAAGGTCTGTAATGTCCGTTTAACCACTCCTGTAACAGGGCTATACTCATCTAAGGTAGACTGTCCTTGACCAGGGTTATACTCATACTTATTTACAGGAACAATAAGCATATCTCTATTTATACGCCTAGGAATCCGTACTTCTGCCTCCACATCTATAGCTAAATCAGTATATTTAGCAGTTAAAGATTTAGTTATCACAAAATGCTTTAACCAAGGATCATGTATGTCTACATATATTGTGTTTCTAGGTCCTGAATATGCGGAAACCGCTGCTTCAAACAAACTAGAAGCATCACCTGTCTCCCAGGCAATATCATATGTCGCCTCAGTATTACGAAAATTTTGATTTGCTGCAGGCGCACCAGAGAGACTACTACAGTTTAAAGTAACTAAATAAGCTTCTTTGTATTGTGGAGTGGGAGGTAGATCAGGAACGGGGTAACTTCCTTCACAGATTATATTCACCCCTGAGACACATTGGCTATAAGTATTATACCAAACTTGATCATCCACGGGGGGAGCATCTTCATTCGACGGCACACAAAATTGGCCCCCAGGGGTAGCAGGGTCACCAGGGCAATAACCATTCCACTCATGACGAACACCTGCGTCATGCCCTGGACGCTTTTCAATATATTCAGTATAGGCAGAGGTTACTGTTAGATCAAACCCGTACTGCATAGGTGTACTATTAACATTATCATTTAAAAACGGGTACACCACCGAAAGATGAGGCTGTTCTAATACAAATGCTTTATCTATTTCTGATTTTAAAGAAACATAACACCAATTATTAGTCTTCCATACAGGCATACAAGTAGCATTCTTGACGGTAGCATGATCACAACTTACAAAACGAGTCGTAGTTCCTCCATAACAATCAACACAATTATCCACAGTAGGAACTTCTATCCCGCATTTATCCTTCACTGCAACCCCTATCCACCGTCCATCCTGGAGTACGACTGGAACTTTTAAATTGATATCTGTGGGTGGGACCCAATACTTTTGTTTAGCTCTCCCCGCAGTGCCTGAGTCACTAAAATTAGTAGAAGTAGCTTTTAGATTTTTTCTTACTCTGCGTACAAAATCAAGAGCCACTATTTTATTATCAGCAACACTTGTTCCTAGGGTGGGTCTACCTTCTTCAAAAAATATACCTAAAGGATCTTTCATACTCTCCAAAATACCAGGAGATATATTAGCTAAAGTTCCTGTATAAATAGCAGCCCGTACTCCATTGGTTAGTATTCCGCGCAAACTATAACTACTATTATTAAAATTATCTAACGCATTTAAGATCCAATTCGTATCTTCACCTATAGAATTTTTAACTATTAAAGGAGTAGTTAACATACACCCAAAAGTGGCTCCATTATAAGTATCCTTACTGTCGGCTAAGTACTCTTTTATAAAAGTACGAAGGATATCTTTAAGAATATTACCTGGATCCACACCCAAAGGTTTATTAGATTCATTAGTTGCTAAAGATAAGGTCGTAGATTCGGGTACTAAGAAGTTGTAATCCGTACTGTATACTGTTCTTGTATGAGGTAGAAGTGTAGGCAGTAACGAATTAATAGAGAAATAATCTCTATTAAGGATAGACATTCCTCCCCCTAACTGCCACAAACTATCATCAGGAGTACTTGTAGGCTCGGGCCTACATAACGCAGGAGCTAACGGAGGTACTACATTAGTGCTAAGGGGTAGAGGGCACTGTGAAACTAAGTTATCCGTCCGATCACTCATATTACTTTACTACTGTATTGAAGTAATATCCACCTTGCTTATGCCATAGATGGGAGGACCGAAGGTATCGACAGTAGCGGGGCTTCCACCAGCGGCTGTTTGTGGGATTAAAGTTCCATTACTGTTTAACTCAGTGTTATATATTTGATTATTTTCTCCATACCCCACAATAGTAAACTTAACAGTAGGGTAATACGCAGCCCCCGTCTTAGGAGTATAGCGTAAATGGTTACTTAAACTCCCTCCCGCTTGAGGTTGGGTTCTCCAATTTGTTTCACGGAACTGGGGTAAGATAACGGAGTAAGTAAGAAACTTTTGAGGCTGTGAAGCTACAGGACAAAGTAAAAGGTTATCATTAATAGTACCATTCGAAACCTTAATCATTCCCTCAGTAGAGGAGTTTCCATTGGTAGCTGCTACTGATTGACCTGCTGAATTAATAGCAATAATAGCCGTTTTAATTCCTCCAACTTCTTTGATAGGACCTTTATTAACACTTAATCCATTCTGCAGTCCTAAGTGTGGCTCATAGGTGTCTCCACCCTCACCATCGTCACCCGCATAAGACATAGGTAAACAATTCATATACTGCACCTGAACATCATAATCATTAACCCAGTATGGAAGGTTAAGTTCCAGTACCTTAGAGGACATTTGAGTGGTAGCTGCATACTGTGCAGCCCCTCCTTTGAACCCTGGAGCATATTCATATGCTAGAGCAGCATTAGCGTTAGCCCCAGTGTTTGAAATTACACCCCCTGGGACATAGCGGAAAGGTCTTGCCCTTTCAACACCCTCAAACCACATCCACCAAGTTGCCGCATTAGCACCTGGGCCTCCACCTTGACCCACTAAAGCTTCTAAATAATTAGATAAATCAGCAGGAGGATCCCATTCGGGCCACACAGGAATATTTCTCTCCGCAGCTAAATTCAAGTAGTTTCCATTAGAAGCTACAGCAGTGTTGGGATCAGATAACCACAACTTTAAATCACTTTGTCTTTGTTGGTAAAAGTAATTTAACAATGCATTTCTTCTATTTAGATTTGTATCATCTAAAAAAGCTTTGGAGTTTGTGAAAGTTGCAAAGTTGTGTCCTGCAAAAGTAGCCCCTCTAGTGATACTTCCCCAGGGATCTGAGGCTCCGGCTCCTTGATTGTTCATCGTCAGAAGAGTTCCTTCTACTCCAAACGCTAAACCACCCATTACATAATCGGTATATAATACTTTTCCTGTGTTAGTTGGGGCTGCTCCCCCATCCCCGTCTCCAGCACCTGCATCACCACCCCCTAGTCCATTAATCGTATTATAGACTTGATTAATAATATCTTGAAGTTGGAAGGCTCCTATAGCTGGGTTAGCTAAAGATAAAGGAGGGTTCGCTGCTGCAATTCCTGCTCTTTCATTATAGGTAAACTCTGTGGTGCGTAAGAAGGGCCTAATATCAATAATATCAGTATTAGTAATGTTAGGGGTGTCCTTTTTAACAACAATATAAGCAAGAGGAAGAGCAGTTTGACCAATCCTCTGTAGGTCATCAGCGTCCACCGAATTAAATGCAAGAACAGGTGCTAAGTTTAGTAGGTCATCTGGAGAAGGGAAACTTCCATGTATTTTAGCCCCTAATCTATTCGTAATTCCTGCATTAGCAGTTGTATCTTCGTCATTAGTGTTTCCTAATATTTTTGGGTCCCCTACATCTACACCGTGTTCTCCTGCTGCTTCTGAACACTCATTATATGCATTAATACTATTAGGGTCATCGAAACAATCAATATAACCCCTGCTTAATCCAAAACCTGCTCCTCTTACAAGCCCCAAAATAGGCTGGTTTATAGTTTGAGGTGCGGCAGGAGCCCCACAAATAGTATCAGAGTAGTTATTCAGCGTAGTGGAACTAGAATCAATAGACATCGTATACACAACAAGTAAATCTATTCTATGAGTCGCATGTTCTTCTAATGACGAGACCTCTAAATCTTGCTCCATAAAGCGAAAATCATCGGTATTAAATTCAGGAATTTCAATCGTACTATCAGGCACATCAACAACTGCTGTCCTAAAAGGGCTTCTCCACAGCTTTACAAACTCTTGATGAAGATTCACTAAGGTTTCATACGACCATAATAAATTAGCATTAGTAGCGGTCCCTTGGTTAGACCCACCAGGAGATAAAGCCTTAATAGCATCAACCTGAGGCCAAGTCATTGTATTCCAGAACTCACCAGGGAAATCGTAGAAGGGGTAACCCCAGTTAATGGGGTGGGTCTCGATGCAATCTCCTACCTCCGCACTGGTGTGCCCAGGGTAACCTCTCCACCCCCAGGTTCCTCCCATAGTTCCTGGAGTGGAATAGAATGTATAATTCACCTCTAAACCATTCATGTTGTAGGAGGCTCCCCCCGTACTCATTGAATTTATAAAAGAATCCCATACCTCTATCTTTTTGATCTTGGGCCACATTCGCAAAAGATTTGGAATGATAACAGGTGGATTAATACCCCCAGTGGTGTCTCCTGGACCCCCTGGGCCAAGAATCATATTAGTTAAAGGTTTGGCTATATCAAAAGTATCATTAACTCTAGCCGTAAATTTACCTGCATTTACTTTTATAGTTCGTCCACTTTGTAACTTAGGTTTTAGCTCTTTGATATTCGCTAAACTAATTTCACTATTTCCAGTAAGGAAGCGGTAGTCAAGTGCTTGTGGAGTGTCATTTTCAGGCTCAGGAACATCTACATCTTCTAACCGTTCCTTGACCCATAGGATGTTTTCTTCTAGTTGCCTAAGGGGAAGATTATCTACCTCATAGTAATAAGGGTCATTTGCTTTATAGTACCGTATTGGTTGGGAAAAAGTATAATTTGCTGTTGCCATGTTATAAGTGCCTGTTTAAATCAAAAAGACTCGCAGAGCCGAATCCTATTCCTAATCCTGCGGGGTGTTCCCAGAAAGATTCTCCAGGATAGTTCACAGTTGCTTCATAGTAGTTAAATATTTTCTTTCTTCCTGAAGTCCCTAAAGTTCCATTTTTTGCATTAGCAAAAGTATTTATAGCAGATTTATCTAACCATATATTATCTTGAGTATTGGTAGCAATCATAGAATCAGTATAGAAGAAAGAAGAAGAATCATTAGTAACCTGTTGTTCCGCAGGTAAGGTCGTAATATACCCACTAAACCCTAAGTCCTGATAAACCGAACTTACATTACTAAAATTAGTAGCGTTAGTCGTAGCACTACAATCACCTGAGGGATTGTATCCTTGTGCTATTACTTGATACGGAGGCCCTGTCTCTAGTGTAGCTTCGGGAGCAAAATTAAAGCCCATACTAATACCTGAGTCAGCGTTATAAAATCCTCCAGCAGATTTAGGATACCCTAAGAACTTTGCCTTAGCAGTAGGAGATATGTATATTCGGAACGGTCCAATATTTTCAGGAAGAGTTTTTCCATAAAACCCTACTCCAGTACCCGTATCTTTCCCCGAACCAAAACTATCTAACACACTTAAACTAGATGTATCATTAGTTGAAATTGGAGCACCTGATAAAACCACAGAAGCTCCTGAGGTATAGACAGAGCTAGGTCCGTAATAACTTGAACTCGCATCTTGGGGGTGAGTTTCTTCAACACTTAAGTAAGAAGCGTTTAAGTGAGACTGGTCTGCGATGTTCCAAATACGAAGCAAAGCACACCCTCCATCAGTTGAAGCGTCATAGTACGCTTCAGAGGCATTGATCCACCCACAAGGGAAGTTAACATTTGTAGCTTCCACATTACTATCATTAACCGCTCTTACACACATCCCTCCCCAGGATACTGTAGAGATGTTAGCTCCCCCTGCCATAGTGGAGAAACTTCTAGTATAAGAACCGCCATTATCTATGGGAGTAGCTTGCTCAATCAGATTTAGAGTTGTATAACTAGCATAAGGGTTAGGGAAAAATTGCATACTTCCATTATAATGGAACGCAGAAGTTCCAAAAGAGTCTGTGTCGTTAAAGTCTGCGTCATCGTTACTTAGGAAATACTTACCATTCCAATAGGCATGATAATCTCCTAAATTTTTCATACTTAAATTTGAATTATTATTAACAACTAGATTAGCTCTTGTAGAGTGTAATTGAACTCTTGTATGATTATCAGGGTCTAAAAGCCCCCATCCACTTGCGTCAATAATACCATCCCGTTCGTGTGGAGCAAATTCAATCGTTGAATTATCCTCTGCTAAAACATTTATCCCCATTTGCATCATAGTAGTAGGTCCTGCAATATGTATATTGGAGGATTGCCCCGCATAGAGCCCAGCAATATCCTGCTGTTTTTGCCAACTGTAGGGTCCGAATAAGTAAGTATTATCTGATCCATGGCTTTGTAATTTTAAAGTGCTCCCATTAGTAACTTGAAACAACGCTCCCTTGATGGGACTATCTACTAAAAATTGATTACTATCAGCGTTAGCTGTAGGAAGAACACCTCTAGTACATACAGAGTCCATGTATGATCCGTTAGTTACTACAACCCCTGGGAGAGAGGTTTTTGTTAATGAGTCCCCCTGCCTAGTTGCCATTTGATGATGCCCACTAAACTCTAACCTTTCATACACCGTGTCCATTCCTTGGACATAAGTGGGGATAAACTCCGAATTTTCTTGAAGGGTAACATGCTGACCGTTCCCTACAAAATTAGTAACAGGATAGAACGGCCCCGCTGTGTACCCTGCTAAAGTAGCATCTTTGTTATAATTAATCAAAGAGTTAGTAGCTTTAATCCCCTGCTCTGCGTTATGATCGACCGTAATTTCAGCCACCTTACACTGAGAGTTATTTAATGAAATACCTATCTGATTTTGGAAGGCTGCTATCCTTTGGCTTGTATCTATTAAAGAGTTATATGCCTTAATCCCTTCATGCTTATTAAAGAATGCTTGAAGAACTAATGTTTGAGATCCCCGTGATATAGATACCTCGGTTCCATCAATGTTTCTTCCTTTTCTAAAGACAGAGGGTGTAGTAATTTGTGAGTTTTGTAAATCAACCCCTACCATATTTCTATAAGAACAGAAAGGGGAGTCCAAAGGAATTCCGTAATCGTCTTCAATAGTAGAGCTTAAAAGTAAATGCGAGTTAATTGCCCTAATGCCTGCTGTGGGATTAGTAGTTACTTTAGTATCCAAATGCCTGGACCCACTTGAAAGTTCGTAGTTATGGAAAGCAAGGAACCCTCTGTTAAGGGTAACATCTGAGTTAACGGCTTCTAACCCTGCTTCAGTACACCTTATACTAGTACAGTTTTCAATAACTACATTAGAATTATTAATAGAGATGCCCTTCTTAGTATTTTGGGCTCCCCCTGCGGCATTAATATCCGCTTTATTACCTCCGTCTACACAGAACCCTCGAATGTAGACCTTTCCCGTACAATCATTGATGGTAATGTTAGATAAAGAATTAGCATACACCAATCCCGTAGTTCTAGCAGTGGTCCCTGAGTCAATGGGAGGTCGTTGAACAACATCCCCTGTCCCCTCATTAAGAGTAACGATATCACTGCTCGTAGAGAAATCTTGATAAATACTAACAGCAAAGTTGTCGGCTGTAGTAGTTAAAAACCCTCTACCAGCGTCCTTAATGTTCGATGAAATAGTTATTGTCTTTGGAGATGCATCACTATATTTGCTCCATTCAGGCGTTAACGCAAAAGCCCTAGTATATTCATCCCACCAATCGTATTGAGCATTAGGAGAATTACCCCACACCGTACAACTAGCTCCGATTGATTCAGAATCTCCCATTGTATTGCTTGTATCAGTTGAAGCGAATTGAATAATAGCACTTGAGCCTGAATCTAAAGTAGTGATGGAGGCTGATGGGGTGGAAGACGCAGATAAAACCTTAGCAAACCCTCTATTGATAATCTCTATACCCGCTGTGTCCCCTTCGAACTGGATGTTCTCCAGCTTAAGTTCTCCTAATGTGCCTGATGAAGCTACCTCAATAATAATAGGAAAGGTAATGGTCCCAGGGAGAGCATCTATTACTCCAGAGAGGGTGCTAAAAATAGATGTATTATTTACACCCGTATCCGATACCGTCAACATCATTCCTGTGATGGAAGAGGTAACATTGCCTAAGCGTTCGAATAAGAAATTATCCCTCTCCTCTAAATCATATAGAGGAAGATTATCTTGTTCCCAATTATAAAAAGAACTTGAGTCGTATTTATGTACTGAATCTTTCCAAGTACTATTAGAAAGACTAAAAGTTCCTGAAGTTAAATATAAATCTGTTGGAGTAAAGGGCATATTAGAAGTTTAAAGTCCATTTAAAAACTAAAGAAAAGTTATCAGTTTTTACGATGTTAGTGAAAGGTCTATATGCAACCATATTAGACCTTTTAGGATCCTCCCCAAGAGGATTATCCATATATAAACCAATTTCATTTAGCGTATGGTTGTTAGCGGTATGACGATCTATATAAATTATATAGGTTACGGAGTTTAAATCTACTCGTTTAATTGCATTATCAGGGATAAGACCAAAGTACCAATCCCACACAGCCTCTGAATTTGTTTTAGGGCCTCCGTTCCAATCCATTAATTGATGTTCAGATAGAGGTATATTAGATTGCCCACTCTGATAGTCACTCACCCCATCTACTTGCCCTAACGCGGAAACTAAGGAATACTGGCTTACTCCATAGGTGTCTACAATAGAATCTCCACTTACTCCAATTTGAAAATATCTGATCTGGAAGTCTGTTATTCTTGCTGACCCTGACCCAGCATAAAGCATACCCACACCTGCTCCCATTCCTGAGGTGATCACATTATGGTCATCAAAAAATAGTTCTTCATCCCCAGTTTCATATACTTTCCAAACCTCTAAGTGGCCTGATACATCTAATACTTCATTTTGTTTCATAATCTACTCTTATATAGTCATCGACTATTAATATTGATTGTTGGTGACATCCCAATATACCCAATGGACCAATGAAATACTAAACTGAACTCAGAAGTCTTTGGGATACCAGTGAATGTTTTATAGGCTATCATTACTGGAGTAGGGCTATTTAACCCTTTAGGGTTAGTGGAAAAAAGACCAATCTCTGAAATCGTTTTACCGTTTGCTGTAGTTTCATCTAGTGAAATCTCAGATTCCATCGAATCAAAAATCCAATTAGTTAAAAAATTAGGAGAGGTTTTTGCGAGATAAGCAGGAGAGGAGGAGAAGACTACTGATGAAAGCGGGGCTGTAGTAAAATACAATTCCGAATAACTAACTCCACTATCCACAGTAGAGGCAGGAAAACCTCTATTTAATTTTTCAATATATAATGTACTGTCTAAACCGTACTCTTCCCACGAAAGAGGAGCCGATAGGTTGTAAAAATCAGCCGAAGTCGCCAAGGAAGCATCAAAATCTACACTTGAAGTTCCCACAGCAAAATAACCAGGAGCATAGTCCAACCTCTCATTGGATCCTCCTTGAGATAAAAGATCAGAAAATGAATACCCAAAACCCCCTGTGATTAGATTTTGATTTTCTAATACTATATCTTTAGTACCATCTTTATAGACTTTACAAATTGTTATGTGTCCTTTTATCATCGTACTGACCTAAAATCTAACATCCATTTTATTTTAAGAGGATTGGGACTAGCTAATCCATCAATAGGTGGGCTACTTTGATCCCACCGTCTAACAAGGTTCTCTGTAAAAGTCTTCTTAGCAAACAGCTTGAACTCTCTGGGGGTTACTCCATTAGAGTCTACCCAGGCAAACGGGGCTGTCCCATTCTTAAGGCTTTGTTGGCAATCTAAGCTCCACAAACCAATCTGATGTAACCCACCGTACATATTCATAAAACAACTATCTCCATACCCTATCGTTGTTTCAAATACTACCTTCGGCTCTACGAAGAAAGCACTAGCGTTAGTCTGTCCTCCATATCCCCGAAAAGAAACCACCCCAGAGCTATCAGAAGGATTAGCCTCAACTATAGGGGTTGCCGATACAAACCCTCTATAATCCATATTTCCTTTTTCGTTATAAGTAGAGGTTACCGTAGCACTCGCCCAAAACCCTGCCCAAGTATCTGTCTGAAAATCTAACTCTAAGGAAGAGGTAGTGGCAATCGTAGAACCACTAGTATGAGGATACGCCCCCTGGAAATAACTAGAAGTATCATTGGGACTAAAGTTAATCCTATTCTCAAACTGTCCAAAAGAAGATACAGTAGGTACTGATGAAGCGGTCATCAATGCAGTTTTTGCTAAAGGCTCCAACTGGGTATCTAAAGGATCAGGATAACTAGGTAGTTGATAAGGGGGAATATAGGTGGAGGTTTGAGTGTCATGATTCCACAAAACACGCATAATATGATCATCAGCGATAGCTTGATACCAAGAACTTACTTGAGGATTAATAACCTTGTCTACCGTAGACAAAGTATAAGCATTCTCAGAAAAAGATGACAACGCAGGACCAAAAGACATAGCCCCTATTCTGAAATTAGATGTATCCATTATTCTGGGGTTGATTCCCAGAACACTAGAGGGAGTAGTAAGCATATCTACAACAGCTTCATGCCCTGTATCAACTACAAGGTTGGAGTCCTTAAAGATAAGGTCCTCACTCCCATCACTCAATATCTCGTATACCTCTACAATTCCTCTCATATCATAAATCCTCAATATGAATTTCTTCTAATTGGGGATTCTCCCCAGAATTATAAACAGTATAATACATGTCCATGTTTGATCTATAGTTGGCTCTTGCTCCACCGCTTACCTCCATTGTTCCTGAGGTAATAGAAGAATTTCTACTTGCAATCCCTGCTCTCAAGTCATTATAATATCTAAAGATAGCTACTACTTCTTTTTTGTTTGCGGGAAGCTCTCCGTAGGGAGTATTAATAACACACTCACTCTGTCTAGTTTTATCATAAATTCTAATTTCTTCTATAACGACAAACTTAGTTTGCGATCCTCTCGTAATAAAAAACTCTAAATTATACTTCTGATTAGTACGATGTACCTTCCCAACCTTATGAAAATAATCATTAGAAGTAGCAACATTATTATTATAGGTAGAAAAAGCGAACTTAAGTGACTGCCTTGTGTTTTCTCCAAGATAGCCTAATAAGGATGGAGAGGTTCCAGGGATAATAGTGCCCTCTTTAAACTCCTCCAAACACTTAGTAAAAGGAGCGGGACTGCTACCACCACCTTCCAATGCCTTCTGGTTAATAGTTCCTATATTAAAAGGTACTGATTGGCTCAGACTCTTTACTAATGATTCCGATCCTTTTTTCGTAAACGAAGTATTAGTATACTGCTGCCACCCATCCCCTCTGTCTTTTACAAAATTCCAACTCTGACCGTTTTCAGACTGGGTGTGGATCCAGCACCCTAAGCTCAAGCCTCCTAATTTATCTGGAGCAGCTAAATCTAAATTATGAGCAAGAACTTCAATCTCATACTCATGATTAGGAGTTAAAAAATTTCGAGATTTATCATCAGTATCACTATTATCTATGCTCAGTATAATACGCGGAAAACTATTAGAAGATGTTGGTCTATGGTATTTGATTATACCATTCCCAATCATACTATCATTATACTTATACCTATTGGAGTCATTTTTATTTCTTAGCTTAAAAACAGAGAAGATAGGATGAACATCATACAGATAATCAGTAACACTATCTACAAGAGTAATAGAACTAACTATATATGGATTTCTAAACTCAGAAGTACCTACATAAAGAGAGCTACTGTCGGACACTATATAAGAACCTACATCCCCACCAGAGACACTAAGAACTCCACTCCCCCCGTAATAGGATATATCTGTTTCCATCTCATAGCTACTAGCTTGTAAGAATGCGCTGCTATCAACGGCTGATCCGTCTACATTAAAATCATTATTATAAATATAGGGACCAAATGTATGGCTAAAAATATTTGGTCCCCCTAGTAGCGAGTAATTACTAAAAGTTCCGTGTTGTCCGTAAGTCGATATATACTCACTATACAATGAATTTATTTTTCTTCCAAATTCAAAGTGTTCGTAGTATTTAATGGAATCATCATTGGCTTCTTGGTTAAGGAGATAATTTCCAATTGATCGCGCTACCGAGTTAGTTGAATTTGTATTACCATACCATGCACTAAAATCATATGGAGTAATTAAAGAATCTCCAGAAGGCCAATTAGGATTAAGAGTACCATTCGTATTATAATAACCAGATACCATAGCATATGCCTGTAAATACTTAGTCCTATTATGTAAACTATTCATAGTGCTTATTATTTCAGGTAATTGCCCCCGTCTTCCATACGAATTACAATCAGAGCTTGTAATATTTTGCCTAGCGCGAGAAGCAAATGTATTACTCACATCATACCCGTAAATGGATTCACCAGAATTAATATTATAACATTGATCCCACACTCTGCTCAATTCTCGATAATCAATTAACTCTCCTATTTCATAACCATAGGGATTAGCTCTTAGAGCTACAGTCTCAAACGCTAGGGAAGAAGGGGTATATCCCAAAGGGATATACCCTATAGCGGAAGAATAGTAGGAAGTAGAAAGCTCTAAACTTCCTGGATTATTTCTTCCTCCCCGTGTAAACATTTTAGTCTCAGGCAAAAGATGTCTAAAATTTCTTCTACGCAAAGAGTTTCTCTTAGCATTCGTAAGATAAGTAGTTCCCGATAATAATACATCATTAACATTGGAAACTTGGGATCTAGTGAATTGGTTGGGAGTTATACCGTTAGCTGTCGCTAACGCTGCCATATTCACAGCTTTACTAGCATAGTTATTAGTAACATCTCCTGACCCTGTATAAAGATCGTAGAAATTTGGTCTAACTTCTCGACACGGTATATCCTGTATCGTTGTAGAGTCGGTTACTGCTGAAACATTTAGAATTACACTTGGGATAGCGTGAGCGGGAATAACCTCATCCATTACTCCTAAAATTTTATTTAAACTATAAGCACTATCGGAATCCAAAGCATTAGATTTCCAATCAAAAGAGCTTGAGTCTAATACTACTAAGAAATGCGAAGATTTTCCGCTCCACATACTCAATAGCTCGATAGGCGCAGGTGATTTATCTTGAGTAACAGTTTTAAGTACCTCACCATAATTTACAGGGTATTCTTTTTTCTTTGTAAATAACAAGAAAGAGTTGATAGTGTCGGCATCCTCTAATCCTCGATTTATACCTCGTAGGTACTCAATAAGGGAAACTACATAATCGTAATTTACTCCAAAGCAAACCAGTATCTCCCCTAACTTACTTATTAAATTATCGCTTAAATAAGTAGCAGTATAGTACTGTCTTTTCTCAAAGGGTGGCATCCCAAAGACTCGCCCCCTATAATTAAACACAAAATTTGGATCTATCCGTAATTCTAAAGGTAGGGAATCGTCTGAGTGCTCTTCCTCGGTCCAATAATAATGATCTCCAAGCTCATGGATATGATAGGGTCCATCATATGGAAGCTGTGTACCTCCAAGAATGAAATGAGGAATTGAAAAAGGTTCCGTTCCTAGCCAGAAATTTTTAGGGAATTCCCGTGCTAAATCAAAAAGTATTTGATCGACTGCTAGTCTAATATTCTCATCCATGCTAGTGTTTGAATATTTACTTACATTTAACTCTTGTGCAACCTGTGGGGTGTACTCTCTGAAGCTAGAGAAAAGGGTAGAGCTAGTAGCTAAAGAATAATAAATAAGGTCGGGGACATATGATTCCCATAATTCTGAAACCTTATCGTCTGTAATATTGAACACATCTTGAGAAAACAAAGTATCTAATAAGGTTTGAATAGACTTCTTAGTACCTTTTGATTTATAAATTTGAACTGCCGTTCTTAATTGGTTTCTCCACTTAGCTTTATCCGCACCAATGAATCTCCACCCGATTAAATCAGCTAAAGGTTCTAAAAATTCTACGGGACACCGACCTAAATCATAAAGTACTTCTAACTCATTAGCTTCAGATACACGGTCTGCAATACTAAACGAAATACCATTTAAAAATCTATAAAAAGGTCCATTGGAAACTTTTTCAGTAATTAAAGTAGGTAAAGTACTTATAGAAGATGTACTAATATAAGTTTCTAAGGCAGCCTCTAAAGCAGTATCGTTTGTGTCTAAATAATGAGGAGAATATAAAACCTTATTTAATAGTTTTAGTTTATCTAAAAGAAGGGACCCACTGGTGTTAACCCTTGTATCTCCTAAAGTGCTTGATAAATAATCAGGAGGGATGATGTCATCTGTAACTCCAAAAGCCTCGTAGTTTCTCCACAAATACTCTTGGAAGAGTCCCATTAGATCTTCTTTCTCTAAAGAAAACCCTCTCCATAAGGTTTGCCCCATTAAAGTGGCAAGGTCTCCCGAAGGAGAGTACCCCCCACCTACGGGTGCGGCTCTATTTAAAAAGTATAACCACCCTAAATTATTAACTAGAAATCTATAAGTTCCAGAGGAGTCAGAATTATATGCGCTAGTAGTTAATGAAGCTAAATCACTATCAGTTGTAGTGACAGCAGGGATACTAGGAAGAAAAGTATTACTTAAATAAGAAACAAAATCTTCTTCATGTGAAAATTGTTCAAATGTTTTTCCTAGTGGAAGTAATACATTCCTTTGAAATTGATCAGGAGTAATACTATGAGGGGTCCCTCTTTTATACATTTGAGGAGCAAATCCTTCTGGAGTATTTATACCACTCAGATAACTATCGTCTGCTAAACCTGAAACAGGGAAGACGGTGTTTAAATTTTCTAAAACTAGGCAATAAGAGTTAATAAGTTGATTAATATAACTAACATGAGTTCCACTTAAAGCGGCATCCTCTCTTATATAAAACTTAGGAATAGAATCTTTTATAACATCAATATAATTAGTTTTAAAGTATGTCTGAGCCCTAGTCTTTTGTTGCATATCATTTCCAGTAGAGACCACAGAAGTAATTACAGGTGTAATTTCTCCTTTAGAATTAGTCCTACTGGTTTTTATGTATCTTCTGGACATCTCAGACAGGGATCGTGTTTATTGTAAAGTTGTTAAGCTGGATAATCTCATTGAATTCTACAGATATAATATCATCTAAGTTATCAATAGTAGCATACCTCACATTAGGTAGCTGGAAGATTCTTCGGTTAAGGTCTGCAATAATAAAAGGCTTTCCAAAATCCATGTTATCCACATTAAAGAAGTCTAATAACTCATTTACTACTTGTTGTTGGATTTGAGCTTCAATATCTATAAGCTCTTTGTCTACTCTGATGGATATAACAATATCTAAAGTTCTAATCAAACCATCACATACCACTACTTCGTCAGTAATCATCTTCTTAGGCTCTAACTCATTTAATAAAGATTCTTTAAAGGCAGTAGATGCTTTTTGAAGAGTGGTATCAGAGGATTTTTCTAATACAAACACATCAATTACATTTGCAGAAGAGAATGCATCTCTCACTACGGCAGTAGCTTTGCCCACAGTTCCTTGCGTAGTTCTAAAAGAGTTGGCTACGGTAGTATAATCCTGTAGAGTTACTACTCGATCTTGCCTCTTAAATGTTAATGGAGCATAACGCTTTGCGTGAGCAGCGGTTTCCGCGTTAGACCCTCCTGTTGCAGCAGTCCGATTCTCTAAAATAAACGGAGTAGTAGCATCAGCTTCACTAGCAATTTTCACATTAATGGGAGCATTTAGCGTTTCAGCCTTCATATTTCCTCGGGTTCCTCCTCCCACACGATAAGTTACAAAAAACTTAGAACTTGTAGGAGGCTCAATACCCATTAAATTATCTCCAAAAAGAACAGTCGCTCCATAATCCCCATCATAGGATACTTGATAAATTTTATCTGTTGGTCCTGAAGCTGAGTATAGCCTCTGTGTTTCTCGATACGCTCCAGTTGCTATATTATCAGTACCTGCATCCACATACACATGAACGCTTCCGTCTATAACAGGAGTATTGTTTAATGTTACAGTTTTAAGCCCTTCTAAATCTGTAAAGGTCCCCTCTTGGCTAACTAGTTTACCTTCTAGTAATGCCAAATTTGTAAATACTCCGCTAGTAGTATTGTCGGCAGTCTCATCTTGTTCTAAGAAGATACTTGCACCTAATCCAGTTATACCTTGAATAGTATTATTGGCAACTTTGTAAAGAGTGTAATTAACGAGCCCTCCATCTTGTGTGGATGGAATAGCAACAACGCGATTAGAGGGTTGAATCTCTAGAGGAAAATACCCCACAGAAACACCCTCCTGAGCGGTTATTGTCCCAGCCGCAGCGGCTGCAAGGGGACCGCGCATACTTACTCCAATTAACTCTAAAAGTTTTTGCAAATTACGCCGAGTTTTTACCGTTCCTATGTAATTCTCATTAGCAAGCATATCACTTTTTAAAGAAAGGGAAGCTCCCATATATGCCACTAACTCCACAAGCATCATCCCTAAGTCCGACTCTGAGAAGTTAGTATAATCTAAAGGGTAAACTGATTTTATATAATTAATAAGATCTTCTCTTATTGATAAAAAATCCGTTCCCGCATAATTAATAAATTCTGCTTTCCTTACTTCTGGCATGGAGACCAGTTTCATAAAATCCGACTGCGTAGTTCCTGAAAATACCATTATCCTACCTTAACCTCGATATCAAACATATCATATGATTCATCTAGTACTTGAAGCGTTAGCTCAATTAAAATACTATTTTGCCCTATAGGAGACATAACCCTTAAGGCAATAATCTTTACCGTATCAAAATATGTATCTAAAGCTGCGGAGACTTCTTCTTTAATCATTGAAAAAGTTGTCTCATCTGCAGGCTCAAAAAGATATTTCTCTAATTCTACTCCAAAGTCAGGTAACATCAATCTCTCTCCCGTAGTGGTGGATAGTAATTGTTTTACATTATTTTTAATCAAAGCCACCCCTGCTTCTTTAGATACATAACTAGATTCATTAGATATTTTTATATCCTCTGTTTCAACTACTCTATTTTTTGGACGGACAAAAGGCCAACCTAATCCATAAATACTTTTATGTTTTGATTCAACCCCTTTAGTGGGTATATAAGGGTTATTAGCCCCGTAGGTATTTGTAGTTGTAGTGGTTGCCATTATACTTGAATATTTTCGAAGAACCCTTTCTGGGCGTTATAGTTTTGTATAACTTCTTCTGAAGTTATAGCTCTATTATATAGTTTAATACTTCCTAAAAATCCATGGAGTCCACTTTTTCTTCCACCAAAGATACTACCTAAGAAGTTCATACCCTCCTTGGAATCAGACCCAAACTCCCTCACCGTCATGCCGTCTGTATATCCTCCTCCAATTATCCACGGAGTAAGTGGCATAGTTCCTCCATCTGGCTGGGGTCCGTCCCAATACCAAAAATCTTGTTGACCTATTCCATTAGGAGGGAAGCGAGGAGGCATCCATGGCAATACTCCTTCATATATATTAGTGTATAGGAAACTAGAAGAATCCATCTCACTAGGAATTCTAGGAGGAGTTTGCGAAATACCGAAAGTTTCTTCAGTGCTTTGAGCTAAAAGCTTCTCTTGATTACAATACATAGTAACTTTATCTAAACCATAATCAACAGTAACCGTTACTAATTTAAATGATGATGAGCAATCCGCAAATTTTTCATCATTTACGGTAGTGGAAACATCAACAAATGCCCCATAGTATTTATTAGAAGCAATAGTCTTGTCATCTACACATCCTTCTGTAGAGGCTGAAACATTTAAAAAAGTGACGCAACTCGTATTAAGAGATTGGGTAGGAGCCATATAAAAGGATAAGCCATGATTAAGATTATTGTCCTCTGGGTTATTAGACGGAGGCCCATTTTGGGTAAACCTTCTATCTCTAGTAAAGCCTAATAAAAGTCCTCTCACTGAAGTACCCCTAGAATCATCAGTACCTGCTAAACCAGTGTCTCCTCGTATGGGGCCTACAATTAAATCACTATTAAGACTCGACGCACTACCTCCTCTGTTTTCACATCCTAATACTACTCGATGTAATGCAGACACCGATTGATCTCCAGCCCATCCCTGTCCGTTTGTCGAGGCAAGGTCAGGAACATGGACCCAGGTTTGGAAGGAGAACCCACTTCTTTTATAGAATAAACTATCAATATCATCCCAACCACTTTGCAACCTAGCGTATCCATAAGGTCTGTAAGGACTGTAAAGATACGCCTGATTTCCTGTGTAATCAACTGATTTTGGGTTACCGTCCATCCCACTAAACAAAGTACAAAGCCCTCTAAAATAAGGAATCCCTAATCCTGATGGGAATAAAGAATCAATAGAAGATGCTACTAATTGAGCGGGTTTTTGGTTGGCTCCTGAGGTGGCGCAGTTTATAGAAGGGTATTCTCCTGAATCAGGTTTCACCATATCCGTATCTAAAAAGTTATAAATAGCCACAAGTCCTTTAGTACTGATTTGATCTGTTAACGAAAGAATAGTCCCCTCTGTTCCACTAACGGTTTGGTCCGACGAAAGGATAGAGCCTATCCCCACCTGTCCTAACATTAAATCATTAGCTACATAAGCATTATTGGAGTCACTATTAATAAACTTAGGTGAAATAGGCAGCACCATTCCTGACACATCCCCTGGATTGAATATTAGCTTCTCTTGTTTTCTTCTCTCTACGGCTACTAGATCGCTTTCAATTAAACTAAAATCATTTATAGGTATGTTACCAGGAGTTAAGTTTGCTCCATCGCGTCCTAAAGTAGCTAGAATTTGTATCTGTTTTTTTCTTTTATTTATCTTTCCCTTGTGGGTAGCGATAGTGGATTCTAAATTTTGTCGTTGATTGAGGTATAAAGCTGAGTCAGTAGTGTAGTCGCCACTATCTATCATCTTAGTTAAATGGCTGGAAACGTCGTAAATTTCTTTATTGCGTTGATCAATAAGCACTTGAAGGAAGTGGTCGTTATTATAAAAAATATGCAGATCAGGACTTTCATCAACTTGAGTTTGATCAAATACTGTGCCAGTCCACTCTTTAAAGGTTTTTAAAGAAACGCTAGTGCCTCTGCCTCCTAAGTTAGGGTTATAATTTAATAACCACTTTACTGAATTTTCGGGAACCCCTGTGCCTGGGATCGCCTTCCCATCCTCATCAAAATATACTGCACTAACTATAGACTCTACATCATCTTCTGAGAAATGTAATCCTTCCCCATACACATCATAATACATCCCTGTCTTGGAATAAAAGAACTGCCCTCGTTTGGCTAGAGGAGGTTGTATACCTGATAAAGTTATAATATCTACATAAGGATTAAAATCACTATCTAAAGGTCTAATCGGTCTACCCTGTGCGTCAACTTCCACTCCACTTTCCACGCAAAAATCAGTAGCAGATAGTGCGTCTCGTAGAGGAACCCCTTCAGCGGTTAAAACATCCCCGTTGAAGCAGGGCTCAGGGTTGTTAACAGGGTCGTTAAGTCGCGCTAACTTAATTTCAGAAATTTTTCTGACCTGCTGCTGGCATTTTTCCACAAAACCTGCGGCGACTTCTAACTGAGATTTGTTGGCTGCATAAGCTAAGGACGCTGCCTCTGTGGGGGGTGGGGGAGGCTCAAAGGTAAGTTCCTCACCTGTCACGGGGTCTATGGCTGTGAACCCTTTCATGTGATGTGCGCCCCCTGAAGGCCCCTGCTGCAACGCTTTCTGCGCCGAGTCCTGATTAAAACAATTTAAAATACCTTCTACTTGATCTACTAAAGTATCCCCAATTAACCAAGCTTGTCCAACTGCCCCTAGAATTTCACCGAAGCCGAAGGCATTGTCCATAGCTTTCTGACTAGATCCAAATATTCCAAGACCTGACCCTGAACCGACCCACACAAATCGCCCTAAATTAGTATCGTATTCGATTATACCAGTCTCATTAAAGATCGCTCTCATGATCTCTTGAGTTTTTTGAATAGCTTTTTGCTTTCCAGATTCGATACCTCCCATCATTGAATCGAGAACAGGAGAAGGGAAAGAGTTTAATATAGATTTAGCAAAATCTAATTGACATACGGGGATTCCAAAAGCAGTGCCTAAGGAATCTAGTATTGGGTTAGGCGAAGTCGTTATAATCGACGCAGCCTTGGTCATATCAAAATGTCCCATAATTAAAACTCCCAATCAGGTGCAGGGGTGTGTGGTTTATTGAGGTGTACTTCACCTCCATCCACATATACAAAATCTTTTCCATTAATATCTACTACAGGAGCATTAATTTCTATTTCTGATTTACTTTGCAAAGTAATCTTCTTCTCTGCTACTATATCTACTGTTCCCGCAGAATGTACGATTACTTTACTATTAGCTCCAGAAGTATGTAGGTGAATAACAGCATCTTCCGCTAATGCACTGACGGCAATATTATTAAGTTCAGAAACTAATTTTATGCAACCCCAAGTCTCGTCTGCAAACTCATAAATTCTGTCCTTTACATTGTCTGCGTCATCAACGGTCATGGGCTGCATGGTTCTAAGAGGATCATCAGGAAGTATGGTAGAGTCTTGGCCTGTCGCTTTATTTATAATATCTAAATTAGTGCCCTCTTCTACCCATAACTTCATATACCCCCCTTCGGTGTACTGATTAATAGGTCCATGAGTTCTAATGAAAAGTTCGCCCTCTGCGAAGGCTCCTTTACTCCCTGAGCTTAGTATAATATAATCTCTAGGAGAATGCTCATTCTTTATTACTATACCGTTCACTTCGGCACTATCTATGACTGATACCGACTTTCCTTGTCCACTTTGAATTTGTGCTGTATAATCTTGGAATGGATCTTGTTCGGGAGAGTCTCCTCCCCTATACCTATCATGAATTGTAACTCCTGATCCCTTGTGAGACATTAATCCAACAATTTCAGGAATTATCCCCTTTCCCTGGTACATATCTTTAAATCCATCAGGAATATTAGACTCTTCTTTTGGGTAAATGTTAGCTCCCTTAGGGTTTGGAGGTCCGTCTGTATGCCCTGGGTCTCCTGATATTTGAGGTTGGTAATCACCCTGCTCTGGAGTTTGGTTAATATGTATGTCTGCTTGATTTTTTCCTGGCGCATTCCCAAATAAAGAGCCTAAGTAAAAATTTCCCGTGTCCTCACCTGTATAAGTATCTAAATTTCTTCCTATAAGCACGGTATTTCCAGGCTGTGGAATCGCAATAAATGCAGCATGTTCTCCCCCATAAGGAGTTACATAGCGAACAGGCTCAATACCTTCTTTAAAAGAAGCGTAAAAATACCCCTCTTGCATAACATCAGCATTTGATTCGACTGTACCTACTCTTAATTCCATTTTATTTACCTGCCATTTCTTTATACATTCTAAACTCTGAGCTTACTTCTCTAGAACTTATTATATGCCTAAACCCTATAATATTATAGTAGCCACTGTACCACGAAAATTTTGACACATGTTCTTTCATATCTCCTATTGGATTTACATACGAAGGCTCAACACAATATAATAACGCTCTTCTTCCTATAGCTGATAAGTACGAAGATAACCAAAAATTAGGAAGCGTTTTAATATTCCCCATGATGGCAGTTTTCATGGCTCTATCAAAAACTTTTGCTTGATGAGAGACCATCCCATGTGTAATCGAAGGTGCGTCAATAATAACTTTAGTGGAAGGCTTACTTCTCTCAACGATAGCGCAAAATAAATTCCATAAATGAGCCATATAATACTTTTCATATGCTATTCGGATCTGATCCCCAGCGTGCTTTTCTGGGTTTTTCTTTATCACATGGCCCCACATATCTTCGTACCCTTCAGGCCAATTGTTTTTATTTAATTGAGCAATCGCTTTTTCCCAACCCTCTAAAGTGCCAGGATCTATTGCATCTTTTTCCCCACGGTAAAATGGTAAAACCATATCTATAAACTTGTTGGGAACATTTAGGTCATATACTGTTGGATCTTCTTCCCGATCTCTTTGGGGTGGCTTATTTATACCTCCTGTGAAGGTAGGTCCTACAGGAGACATCCCAACGGTTAAAGGCTCCCAACTCTCTCCTTCCTTAAACATTTCTTCTATTTCAATAAGATAAGCTAAAGTAATATTCATAATATCATGTCCTCCTAATAAGCTTACTAAAATAGAAGACTGGTTTCTATCATAAACAAAACTATTTAACCATCCTAAATACCACTTATTGATATTAAAATTTACAGATAATATATTAGAGTCACTAATGCCTAAAGTAAATATCGGATAAGCTTTCAGTTGATCTCCTTTCGAACCCTTCTGACTATTAGGGTCGTTAGCAACCATCCACTTCTCAACCCCCTCTTTATTGTGGTCAGTCAAGAACCCATAAGAACCTTGGCCTAAAGAGTTTTGCTTTTTAGCTACACTTAGTACATCTTCAAAATACCCAGTATCAAGTCCTGCTAACCTATCTAATGGACTAACCTTATGGGATAAACTTTGCTCAGTTGATGCTATATTAGTAAGAATTTGCCCTAAACTAAAGTCTGTTGGGTTATTATCAGGGTCTGCTTGAGCACTCTCAAATGCACGACCGTATAATACATTATCAATAAAAGTTCTTTCTCCAACTATAATCGCAGGGGATGTTGGATCATCTATTAGTCCATGACCAAACATAACCGTAAGCATATCAGCATCAGTTTCTACAAACATCTCGGACTCAAATGCATTGATTGGTGGAGATAGCGAAGGGTTGTGCCCCTCAGCATTCTCATTAAAAGCTTTATGCCCTTTATAATTGGTTATAAAATTACTTAAGTTGGTCATTAAACCAGAAATAATATCCCCTAGCGTAGTCTTACCTGCCCACCCAGACAATTGAACTCGATATCCTGCTTTATTTATGTTAGCTCTAGCGTCTAAAATAGTGGTTACTGGTGGTTTATCTAATTCTCTTAATAGAAGCGGCGCAGACTTTAGAGTTGGAATAAACCCTTTACCGTCTTCAACACTTTGAACCAGTATTTTAAAACCTAATTTATTATAAATCATCATACAGGCTTCTAGCCAAGATTCT